CTAGAGTATCACTTGATATTAGTACTGCAGCTAATACAGCAGCCTTACCAATTAGAATCGTAGACTTCAAAGGCGGTTTTGATGGTGATGAAAAAGGTACATCATTTCCTATAATGGTTTGTAAGTTTAATACAGGTCATCAACTTGGTATCGGTGCCGTTTCTGGCAACGCTCCATCAGCAGCTTAATAGGGAGATTGAACTATGGCTATTTCAAGAGCGCAACTCCTTAAAGAGTTGTTACCGGGTCTAAACGCCCTTTTCGGTCTAGAGTACCAAAAGTACGAAGACGAACATGCAGAAATCTATGACGTTGAAAATTCAGAGCGTAGCTTTGAAGAAGAAGTCAAGTTGTCAGGATTTGGTGCAGCACCAATCAAGCAAGAGGGAGCGGCTATATCATACGATACAGCACAAGAGTCTTTCACTGCTAGATATAACCATGAAACTGTTGCTATGGGTTTCTCTATCACTGAAGAAGCGATGGAAGATAACTTGTATGACTCACTATCAGCGAGATATACAAAAGCATTAGCAAGAGCTATGGCTTATACTAAGCAAACAAAGGCAGCTTCATTGCTTAATACAGGTTTTGACACTTTTACAAGTGGTGATGGTCAGTTCTTATTTGATACAGATCACCCAACTGTGCAAGGTGGAAACAACCGTAACAGACCAACATCTGGTGCTGACTTAAATGAAACTTCATTAGAGCAAGCCGTTATTGATATTGCAGCTTTCGTAGACGAAAGAGGCTTATTGATTGCAGCAAGACCTAGAAAGTTAATCATTCCACCAGCATTAATGTTTGTTGCTACAAGAATTCTACAATCAGAATTAAGAGTAGCGACTGCAGATAATGACACAAATGCATTAAGATCAAATGGGTCAATCCCAGAAGGCTATTCTGTTAACCACTATTTAACAGATGCAGATGCTTTCTTCTTGACTACAGATGTTCCTAATGGAATGAAGATGTTCGTAAGAACACCTATGTCAACTGCAATGGATGGAGATTTCAATACAGGTAATGTAAGATACAAAGCCCGTGAGAGATATTCATTCGGTGTATCAGATCCATTAGGTATGTATGGATCACCGGGTGCATAAATAAATTAATATAGAGGGGCGTAATTCGCCCCTTTACTTTTTCCCTTAACAGTTACACAATGTGACTGACACTTGCCACGATAAGGAGATTTACATGGCTAATACAACTTTTAGCGGAGCAGTCCGTTCCGAAGGTGGATTTACATCCATATCTAAAAATGGCACAAGTGGTGCTATTACAACCCTCTCAAGCATTAACTCAAGCGGTGTATCGTCATTTGATGCAAACACACTTTCTGTAGAAGCAGGAACAGGTATTACAACTGGTACTGGAACTATATATAAAACCGCAGTTCAAAGAGTTGGTGGCATTATCACAACAAGAATTTTAATTGACCTAACAGGTTTAAGATCAACAGGATCTGGTGACATCATTGGTGTTAACGGAACTGCTTTAGTTTGTCATATTGGTCAGATAACCGCTGCTCAAAATGGCACAATCTTAACAGGCAGTATGGAATGCTTTGAAGCACCAGCGGGTGGTGACCCAGACATTAACATACACTCTGCTACAGAAGGCACTGGTGTTGAAGACGGAGCTATTGGTGATCTAACAGAGACACTATTAGTAAACGCAGGTGATGCAACATTAGGAAGCAAAGTTTACTTTGAAGCCGTTCCAGCCGCAGATCAATTCTTATATTTAACAACAGGTGCTGCAACAGATGCAGATTACACTGCTGGTAAATTATTTATAGAATTAATGGGTTACGAGGCTTAATTATGGGGGCTAGTCCCCCATCTTTTCAAGGAGAGAAATATGTCAGGTCGATCAGACACCAAGGCATTTAATATTAATCAAGGTGACTCTGCTGCGGTTCTAGGCGCTCAAAGATCTAGAATTAGGCAGGTTGTTATATTTGGTAATTCCGCTGGTGTATTAACAATAAAGGATGGATCAGGTGGAGAAACTTTATTATTACAAAGTTTTCCTACCGGATTACATACACTGAACTTACCAGACCAAGGAATATTAGCTGAAAATGGTGCTTACATTCATGGATTTACTGGATCAGGCAATAAGCTAACTTTATTCTTGTCATAATGGCTACAAAAGGAACAATGAAAGGCCACACTATAGGTGGCGGTCATAAAAGACCAACCAAGTCAGGCGCAGGCATGACTAAAAAAGGTGTGGCCAAATATCGCAGAGACAATCCCGGATCAAAATTAAAAACAGCTGTTACCGGTAAAGTTAAAAAGGGCAGTGCTTCAGCCAAAAGACGTAAGTCTTATTGTGCTAGATCAGCAGGTCAAATGAAACAGTTTCCTAAAGCAGCAAAAAATCCGAATAGTCGTTTAAGACAAGCTAGAAGAAGGTGGAAATGTTAATGGAGAAAAATGTTCAGTCTTTGCAAATAGAATTTGCTGAATGGAAATCTAAACAAGATTACCTTGTAAAGCATGTTGATGAGTTAAGAGCAGATATGACAGATATTAAAAGAGCAGTTTTTCAAGCTAAATGGATGCTGATTGGTGCTTTAGCCGTAATAGCTGTAACTAATACAGGAGCGGTAACAGAATTGTTAGCGTTACTTAAATAATGATATCTAGAACAACAATGAATAAACAACTGAAGGGGAATAAAATGGCATTACCAAAACCAAGACCAAAAGCAAAGAAAAAAATAGGTGACGACTTAGTTTCTGGAATTAAAAGTTTTTTTACTGGTTCTAAGAAAAAAGTTCCTGACAATAAGAAAAGCCCTATTAGGAAACTAGCTGATGCTAAAAAGGCTAAAAAAGAGAAAACACTTAAATCTCAAAAAGAGTCTACAAAATTTATGGGCAAAAAAGCAGGTGCAACTGTTGATCCTAGAATTGTAAGAAAAGCCAAGCCTAAAAAAGGTCCTGTTGTAACTAAACAGCAGTTAAAGAAATCAGGATTAAGTCTTCGTGATTACATGAACTTTCAGCAAGGTAAAACAAGAAAGAAAGGTCCTGTGGTTCCTAAGAGAGTTGCCCCATCAGCTGGCGCTGGTAATGTAAAAAGAGGTGACAAGAAAAGAAACGTAGCTGTTAAGAAAAGCTATGGTGGCTCTATGAAAAGGATGAAATAGGATGAAAAAGAAACCTGTAATAAAGAAAGGCATTGGCAAAATGCTAGAAACTATTTCTCCTGTTTATAGCATTATGAAGGGTAAAGGCCCCATATCTGAAATTGCTTCTTCTTTAGGCGGCAGTAGTCTTATTGGAAACTTTGCTCAGAGACAACAAGATAAAGCAAAAAAACGTAGAATGGCTATGTCTGGTGCTAATAAAATGGATTCTTCAGCTGTTCCTCAAAGCAATAGAATGACACCTATGACACAGATGATGGCTGGAGGCCCAGTAAAAAGAAAAAGATCAATAGATGGATGTGCTATGAGAGGCAAAACAAGAGCTGTATAATGATTGATAAAGCATGCCCTGTTTGCAAAACAGCAATAAAAGAGACAAAAGAAAAAACAGTCAAGTGCGTAACTTGTCAAGCTGTTATATCAGAGGATGTGCAGTGGGAGAGTAAATACGGTTATGAATGGGTAGAAGAAAATGCCAAGTCGTAATTATCGTGGTGAGTATGATAAGTATCATAAAAAGCCAGATCAAAAAAAGAATAGAGCTAGTAGAAATACTGCTCGATCTAAGATGAAGACTGCAGGCAAAGTAACTAAGGGTGATGGTAAAGATGTTGCTCACAAGAATGGCAATCCTAAAGATAACAAAAGAAAAAATCTTACAGTAAAGCCTAAGTCAGTTAACAGGTCTTTTGCTAGAACAAGTAAAGCTAAGAAAGTTAATAGGAGAGCTTAATGAAAGTTACAAGACTAAGAAGCGGTGGTTTTATGTCATCAGGTACCGATGCTGGTGATTTAAACATATTAAGAACTGCCAAGAATATAGATGACGGTTCGGGTATGAAAGCAGGTGGACCAGTAAAGGCCAAGCTAAAAAAAGTTATTAGTGGTTTAAAGAAAGCATCTAAGTTACATGCAGGTCAGGCAAAGACACTAAGCACTATTAAGATGAAAGAGGGCGGAAAGACTAAAAGTAAAGTCAATGAAGCAGGTAATTATACAAAACCCGGTTTAAGAAAACGTATATTTAACAGAATCAAGGCAGGTGGCAAGGGCGGTAGACCCGGTCAATGGTCTGCTCGTAAAGCACAAATGATGGCTAAAGCTTACAAGAAAGCAGGTGGCGGCTACAAATAAGGAATGATACATTATGGACCCAGTTACTATATCTGTCGCAATGGGAGTTGCGAATAGCGCATTTAACGCTATTAAGTCAGGATTTGCAGCAGCAAGAGATATAGAACAAATGAGTGGGGACATAGGTCGTTGGATGGGAGCTGTCTCAGATATTGATAATGCGGAAAAGCAAGCTAAAAATCCTCCCCTGTTTGGCAAATTGTTTAAAGCTGGTTCTATTGAAGAGGCAGCTCTCGCTGCTTATGCAGCCAAGAAGAAACTTGAGGAACAAAGGTACGAACTCAAGATGTTTCTAAACTTAACTCATGGGCCACAAGCCTATGATGAGCTTTTGCAGATGGAAGGCCAAATAAGGAAAGACCGTCAAAGAACAGTTTACAAACAACAGCAATTACGAAGACAAGTAGGTGAAGGTATTGCTTGGATATTTTTGGTATTAGTTGTTAGCGGATTTATGCTGTTAGTAGCATCTATATGGTTTAAGAAAGCGCATGCTAAAGGTAAAATTTATAACGCACCAAAAGATTATACAAGGCAACAAAAAATTAATAATGGTACTATTACACAACCAGTCATGACAACATGCAGGTTAAAAGTACAAAAAGTATTTAAAGATAAAATGGCTTGCGTATATGTAGGCGCACAAAGAACATATGAATTAGAGTTTACAGACATTCATATAGGATGCCCTCGCAAGTATAAATGTAAACTTAATCCCAATGGAAAAGAGCCTAGCATTGATCAGGTTATGGAAAGCTTGAGGAGTATAGCTAAATGAGCAAAAAACTTGAAAATAACAGTAAATACAATGAATATGACATTGACGGGGATGGTGTAGTTACTGATGAAGAGTTAGAGCATGCTAAGATGATGAAAGAGACAGAAACTCAATTAAGGAAACAGCTTGCTCAACTAAGGATGGCAAGATATACTTTAGTTGCAATGGGAGTATTTACAGTTGCAATGTTTATTATTGATATTGAAAGAGTAAAGGCTTTGTCAGATATTAGTAATTTGTTTTATTTAAGTGGGGCAGGTATTGTTGGAGCTTATATGGGTACAACAGCTTGGATGAATAAAAAGTAATGTCTAATTTAAAAAAACCACAAAGGAGCTTAAAAGCTTGGGGTAAACAGAAGTGGCGAACAAAAAGTGGTAAACCTAGTACACAGGGGCCAAAAGCAACAGGCGAGCGTTATTTGCCTGCGAAAGCAATTAAAGCTTTATCTTCCTCTGAATACGCCGCCACTACGGCTAAAAAGCGAAAAGCAATTAAGCGAGGAAAACAAGTGGCTAAACAGCCAACTAAGATTGCACGAAAGACGAAGTCTTATAGAAAGGTCACTTAAATGGCAGTAGTAGTACCAGATATACCAGATTTATTTGAAGAGGCTTATCAAAGAGCTGGATTAGAATTAAGAACAGGTAATGACCTAAGAAACGCTAGACGTAGTTTTAATATATTAACTATGGAATGGCAGAATA